CGCACAAAGCACGGTCGTGATAAACTATTTTCAAGCCCGGAAATACTTTGGGAGGCAGCATGTGAATACTTTCAATATGTAATTGATAATCCTATTGAGGTAGAAGAAACGAAAACAAAACCTAATAGCGTAGAGGTTACAGTTAATAAATTAAAACGACCTTTTACTTGGGAAGCCCTTGAATTATATTTAGATATTGAGAGTTTAAGAGATTATAAAACTAATCCAAACTATAAAGATTTTTCGCAAGTCATTACACGTATAGAGAAAGTAATATACTCAAATAAGTTCGAAGGTGCGAGTGCCGGAGTGTTTAATGCTAACATAATAGCAAGGGATTTAGGATTAAAAGACCAATCCGAAAACAAAAACACTCACGAAATAAAAGGGCTGATAACAACGAACCCATTAAATGAAAGCGACTAAATCACTCAATAAAATATGTGCTTTAAAAAAACGAATTAGAGTTATACAAGGTGGGCAGGGTGCCGGTAAAACTTGGGCAATACTTATAATTCTAATTGACTACGCTTTTACAAATCCAAATAAAGAAATATTCATTTGCTCCGATGAGTTGAGCAAAATGCGAATAACGATAATCAAAGACTTTTTGAAAATTATGCGGTTATTCGAGCGGTTCGATAGGTCGCAATGGGTTGACGGTACTTTATATCGTTTTGAAAATGGTTCGTTTATTAAGTTTATCGGACTTGACAAAGCCGATATAGGAAAAGGTTTGAGATCCGATGTGTTGTTCATAAATGAAGCAAATAAAACAAATTTTGAAACTTACCGAGAAATAACCTCACGTGCAAAAAATGTATATTTAGACTTTAATCCGAATAATGAGTTTTGGGTACATGAAGAAGTTGTAAACCGTTCTGATTGCGATTTTCTCAAACTAACATACAAAGACAATGAGTATTTGTCGATTGAAGAAAAAACAGAAATAGAGCTTTATTATAAAAAAGGATATGACTCCAACGGTAATATAATAAATGACTATTGGGCGAACATGTGGCAGGTTTACGGGCTTGGGAATATTGGACGTTTACAAGGCTCTATATATCAAAATTGGATAGTTGGTTCATTTGCAGAATTACCACATGCCTACGGTTTGGACTTCGGAGTAAAAGACCCAGATGCACTTGTGAAATGTGCTATTGATAGAACTAATATGAAAATATACCTACACGAAGAAATATATCAGAATGGGCAAAGTACAAAAGAACTATACGAATCTATAAAATCACGTATAACGAATAACGGGCTAATAGTTGCCGATAGTTCCGGAGCGAGGCATATACTCGATTTAAAAAACTACGGGTTAAATATTGAGAGTGTACATAAACTTCGAGTATTAGAGTATATTAAGCTATTAATGAACTATCAATTAGTAGTAACTGAAACCTCAACTAATTTAATAAAAGAGTTAAATAATTGGCGTTGGATAGATAAAAAAGGGCAGATACCACTTGACGGCTCAAACCACTTAATAGATGCTACCCACTATATTGTAGGTAAGTTGTGTAACAATTCGCAGCGTTCAAATATGCGTGTACTATCATAATGTAATCTAAACATATTATTTTACTTACAAATCGTTTTATTTTCTCGGACACTATACTTACAGATTGTAATTAAAAACATTCTTTTCGCTTACAAATTGTAACTTATTAAATTTAAAGTAATAAATTTTCACTATTTATTTGATTTTTGTTGTAAATTGTAAGTATATTTGTATAATTTATTAAAATATGTTAGAATTAAAAAACATAACGGTAAAAGAGTTCATTGAGTTAGAGAAAAAAGAGCCTTATTTGTTCGCAATGAAGTATGCGTTTGCATTCACAACTCCCGAAAATACACTTGAAATAAAAGACCTCACGGAACTTGAGTTTGGATTTATAAAAGATGTTCAGTATTCATTAGAAAATGAGTATACTTTTTTTGAGCAATTAAAACATATTGAGCAAATAACAAGTAAGGATATTGGCAAAATGAAACTTACTGATTATTGTCGGGGTGCAAGTTGGTTTATTAGAGAGATTTATGAGCTAAATAAAAAAGAAGCATATTTGTTGCAAACGAATGAAACGTGGGAACATGCAGAAAAATTTGAAGGGCTTGGCGTATATTTACAAAAACGGCAAATAGCAAATCAATTTCATTGCACACCTCAACAGGTGGATAAAATGACTTATGCGATATGTATTACTGAACTCTACACTCAAAAATTATTTTCAGAGGTTGAACGAATAAAATGAAAAAACATGCAAAGCTTTGATGTTTTAGAAAAATTACGAACATACTGCGTTAACGAGGGTATAATATTCATACCATCAATTAGCGAATCATACGTAAATTCTGTAATAGATTGGAACGAATACAAAAACAATGATTTAATCATGTTTGCTCTGTTTAACGCTGTTCATGTGTTTGATAATTCAAAGCTTGTTGAGATAGCTTACACGGGAGTTATTGGATTAGGGCGAAAATGTGAAAGTGAATTAATCGAAGACGAAGACGGCGAATATACGGTAGAAACTGAAAGTAATTTAGACGAAACACCGGAACAGAAATATGATAGAAGACTAAAATATTTGGCAAATAAACTAACTGAAATACTATCAACTATTGCATGTGAAAATCAATATGAGATTCGTAATTGCAATATGAGATTAGAAATAAATAAATTTGATTTGAATGCTGATTTTGTTGCATGTGATATAACAATTGTATGAGAGAGGTTCAAGAATGGCTAAACGAAACGACGACGGCACTTATTGAAAATTACAATAGGTTAGGACTTCGTGCTTCAGGCGAATGGGAGCAATCACTCAAAGGCACGCAAGAAGAAACAGAAACGGGAATAAAAGTTATAATAAGTGGGGCAAAGTATACAGAACAATTAAGTATAGGGAGAAAGCCGGGTAAGATGCCTCCGAGACAGGTAATACTTGATTGGATTAGAGAAAAAAATATACAAAGTGAATTGAAGCCTCAAACATTGGCTTATTTGATACAAAGAAAAATAGGTACTGAAGGAATAAAAGTTCCAAACAAATATAATGCAGGTGGTTTAGTTACAGATGTATTGACGAATGAAAGAATAAACGATTTAATAAAATCGATAGGTAATGCAGTTGTAAAATCACAGGCAAGTGAAATACTAACAAGTTTAAAAAATGGCAGTAAGTAATTTAGCGATAGTTCAGAGTAATGTAGAAGAATGTGAATTGTTAGCAGTTCATAATCCTTTAACTTTTCTATTAGATGCTACCTATATCGGTACAGCTCCCGAAGTCTGCACATGTGAGGTTTGGGCTGATGGTTCATTGATTAATACCTACAAACTTATTCCATATTCTGATTTTTTACTTACACGTAGATTTTGTTTTGTTGGCGATGTAATTCTACGTAGTTACATGAGTGATTTTTATGATGAATTAATTACGGAAAAAACACTTACAAGAGTAGAAAATATAACAAAAGATTTTACATTAAAATTCAAATGTGAAGCAACGGAAAAGGAAATTGATATAACGGCAATACATGGGGCTGTTCAGTATGGAGAAGTCCCTGCATTGCTACCTATTTACAACAACGAAAACGAAACATATATAGGAGGTGCAGGACAACCTATTTATATTTATTTTTACAATAAAAATGATGGGGATATATTAACAATTAATAGTCCGTTTTACGATGATGCAGCACTCGATTATGATGAGTATTGGTTTACTGATTTTGACGAATTTATTTTCAAACTATAAAAAACATGGCTAAATTTACAACATTAACATTCACGAACGATGACCTCGATAGTAATTTTGAGGTTGAATTAATTCATGGTAAAAATACTAAAAATGTAATATTATCATGGGTTGACGAAAATAACATAGATAGAACAACTACGGACGTGTTTACGGTACTCGATGCAAACACTATAAAGGTATCATGCGGCAGTTCGGTAACAGGAACTCAAACAGTAGTAGTATGCTATGACGATATATTAAGTATAACAGGTCGCAAGTTGTTTGGATTAGCTAATTTACCAAGTCTAGATGACCAAACGTATAGATTAGCATTAGGAAAAGAAAATGCCCCTGCTGTAAATATATCGCTGAAAAATTTCTTAACGTGGTTAACGAGTACGTTGCCATTTATGAAAGGTTCAAAAAATCTTTCAGATGTAACGAGTCAAGGGGCTGCACGTACAAATTTAAATGTATATTCAAAAGACGAAGTAGATGCAAGGGTTCTGCCAAAACTTGATGCATATAGTTCGGGAATGGGTGGTGGTTTGGGTCATCTTAATACAGCCGAATATACTCCTGTTTCAGATTACAACCCTGCAACAAAAAAATATGTGGATGACACTTTGGGAGGTTTAGTTTTTGACACGATAAATTTTTCTGATAAAGATGCAGCAATAACTGTTGAGGCACATTCAGCAGCATATATTACGCCTAGATTTGCACGTTTACGATTAGACTTCAAATTAAGCGGTTCGGTATCGAATGCAAAACTCGGACAATTAACTAATATGCGACCTTATGCTGGTGGAAGTGCTACGTTTCACGCTATTAGCGTAGGAACATATCAGGCATTCGTTACGATAAATGCAGATGGAGAAATATTTGTAACATCGGCGGGACCTGTTGCGAGTAGTCAAGTTTTACGAACATATCCAATATTTATACTTGAATGATAAAGGGATTATACAAATATAAGGTTTCAGACCTCGAAGCGGGGGTACATACGTTTGATTTGTACGTGAATGGGGAAAAGACTTCAACTGCAACGGCAATAATACGTCCGTTTTGCCTGAATAGTAAGTTAGTGAAGTATTTGGACTCAAAAGGTAGGTATCGTTTCTTTCCTTTCAATGACCTTTGGCAATTGTCAAAACGTGTAAATGTAATTGGAGAAAAAGGCTATTTTGTTACTTCAACACAAACGGGACAGTCAGATAGCCGAGTGATAGGGTATAAACAAAATAAAGTACTATCATTGACAGCCGAAGAAGTCAGCCCTATTGAATTAGAAAAACTATTCGAGATATATGACAGCCCACGAGTTTACTTGTACGTTGGTTCGGGTACTGATGAAGAAAAGGACTGGATAATAGTACGAGTAACAGGCGACAATATTGGACGTACAAGAAAACAAAGAAATACAAAGATTAGTATAAACATAGAATTACCAACAGGATATGCAGTTACTGAAATTTAACGGGCAAACGGTTGACATTGACAATGAAACCTCAATAGGTATAACTTTTCAGGCGTATGATTTTTCAGACCCTGCAAAAAGAGTTGTATCTGTTAGTAATTCGTTTACTCTGCCTGCAACTGCGAATAACTTACGAATAATCGAGCATACGGGAAATGCTCAAAGCACATCATTAATAGTTTATGATTCTTTACTGTGTGATTATTGGATTGATAATTTCAAGGTAATAGACGGGGGGAAGGCTCGAATAACTAAAATAGGCAAAAGGATAGAATGCTTTTTAACGGAAAAAACCGATATTTGGGATTCATTAAAGGAAATAAAATGGTATGAATTTCAAGAAACTTTACTTACTTGGCTTCAATCTAAAGGCGTTCCATCAATTTCAGACCCTTATACTGGCAATTTTATTGATTTTATAGAGCCTTACACCACCTCAACAAGTGGATTAATTATACCCTACTATCTTGGTAACTTGGGTATGTACTCACAAATAGAGGGGCAGCCTGCAGTAGAGAATATAAATGAATTGTATTTGTCTCATACATCAGATGTATATGAAGACGGTAAGGGAGGTCATATATGCGTATATTTAAAAACTATATTTGAATGTTTAGAAGAAGTTTACGGCGTAAATTTCGGAGTAAATGAAACATTCGACAATAATATATTTGACGATGAGATTTTTAAACGCATGTATATACCTGCTCGAATGCTTATATGTGAAGTGATAGACAACATCACAACAAAACTATTTTATTTTAAATATTCAAACCTACCATTTATTCCTCACGAAATCGAAAATGATTGTCAAGAAAAAACAATGTACGATTTAATTAGCAACATATTTAAGCATTTTAATTGTATTATAGATAAAGATGAGCATTATTTTATACATAGATTTGATGACATAGAAAATGCCCCTATTGTTGAATTATCGAGTGAATTTGTAAGTAAAGAATTTAGTCCAACTATTCCCGGATATGCTCAAATTAATAGAATTAAATTTGAGAAAATTTACGAAAACGGCAGTGAACTATTGAACTCGAAATTAATCGAGTGTAAAAATAAGAATATCGACAAAGAAAAGGATCTGTTTAAAATTGACGGATATATAAGTAAAGGACTTATTAATAATTTAGCTCCCGACCTTTCAGATGAAGAGGCGTTTGATACATTTAGTTTTCTAATAGATAACGGAACTATTACTGCAAATGTAGTTATGTATCAAGATGATGTAAGCTATGAAACAACGCCAATTACTTTAAAAAAATCGGCACACTATTCATTAGACGATGAATATAATACCTTATCTAAAATGGTTGAATACCCTGTGTTTTATAAGGTTGAGAAATGGTTGAACTTAAATGATATATTTCAGTTGAAATTTTTTCGCAAGTATTTTATACGTGAATTGAACGGGTACTTTTTTATAAATAAAATAAGCGGATATAATCCAAAATCGCAAAAAGCAACAACGATTGAACTAATAAAAATTTAATATGGCAGAGATAATTAAAATAGCGGAAATTGATATAGACTACTCAAAGGCAGTAAACGAATCTGTACGACTTAAAGATGAGATAGATAAGGTGAGAGCAGATTTGAAAGTGCTTGAATTACAGGGGAAACAAAATACGGCTGAATATGTAAATCAATCGGCTAAACTAAAGCTATTGAATGACGACTTACGCCAAAATGATAAGTTTTTAAAAGATGTTCAAGGCACGCAACAAAGTGAAATAGGAACCATCAAACAATTAGAAAAACAAAATGCGGCTTTACGTGCCGAACAAAAAAACCTCAATCTAACAACAGAGGAGGGGATAAAAAGAAATGAGGAAATTGTAGACCAAATAAATAAAAATACAGAGGCAGTCAAAAGATTTTCAGACGAACAAAAAAAAGGCTGGATGAGTGTAGGGCAATATACTGATGCTTTGAATGGATTACCTTTCGTGAATACGATAAAAGGGTTTATATCAATGACAAAGGCGGCAATGGCTTTTATTGCAACTCCAATAGGGGCAGTAATAGCTGCTGTTGCAGGTGCTGTTACGTTATTGGTTAATGTGTTTAAAAATTTTGACCCGTTGGTTGACAAAATAGAACAGAGTTTGGCTGCATTAAGTGCTTCGTTTACTTGGGTAAAAGAATCCGTTATCGGTCTTATTACTGGTCAAAAGGAACATAATGAAACTATGAAAGAGGCTGTTAATAGAGCTATTGAACTCAAAAAAGCAGAGCAGGAATTAGATGATATGAATTGGTTATTAATCGAGAGCAATGCGAAATCAAAAAGGCAAATAGATGAACTTTTACTACAATCAAAAGATAGAACGAAAAGCGAAAAGGAACGAATGGCATTAATCGATGAGGCTTTAAAAATCGAGGAACAAGCATACTTAAAGAAAAAAGCAATTGCAGACAAAGAATACGAAATAGCTTTAAACAAAATAATAGTAGGACGCAACCTTTCAAATGAACAAATACAACAATTAAAGGAACAGGGCGTACAGGCTGCAATAAACTTAAAAGAAACAAAAGCTGTAACAGATGAAGAAGTAGCGGCATTTGCGAATGCAATAGCAAAACGAGAAACGGTATTAAATGAATCTGTTGCAATAAGAGAAAAAGCGATAAATAGACAAAATGCGTTGGAGGAAAAAGCAATAGAAGAAGAAAATAAACGTCAAGCAGAAAGAGAGAAAAAAGAAGAAAAACTACGTGCAGAAAAAGAAAAAAGAGATGAAAAAGAACGTAAACGATTAGAGGAAGAAGCAAAACAAAAGGAAAAACTCGCTCAAGATTCAATACGAAATATGGAAATTGAAATCGAAATGTATAAACTTCGTAATCCAACTATTTTAGAAGACGGGAAAAAACTAACACGCGAATTAGTAAATGAAGAAAATAATCGTTTAGAGGAAATATATAGGCAGGAAGTTGCATATTTAGAAGCTCAAAAATTGGAACAAAATGAATTTGAATTGCAACGATCACAATTAAAATTAAACTATGAGCAACAGACACAGGCTAATTTAACGGCTTTACGTGAACAGAATGAAGCATTAGAATTAGAACGAATAGAAGCGAACTATCAAAATGAATTAGCACTTGCAGAGGGGAATATATTTGCAGAATTAGACTTGCAAAAACAAGGACTTGAAAAGCAACGACTGCAGGAAATAGATGCAGCAAAACGAACAGGTGCAGATGTCAACCTAATTAATCAAAAATACGCAAAAGCAGAAATCGCAATCGAACGTCAAAAACAAATGGAAAAGTTTAGCATGGTTTCTGGATTTGCAAAAGACGTAGCAACTATATTTGGAGAATCTACAAAAGCAGGGAAATTAGCGGCAGCGGCGTCTACAACAATAGATGCAATTGCTGCATCTTTTGCGGCTTATTTTTCTATGGTTAAATCTTCAATCCCAGCACCTTATAATTTTATAGCAGGTGGTGTGGCGGCAGCTGGAACTTTAGCCCAAGGGTTCGCATCGGTAAAAAAAATAATGGCTGTAAATACTGAAAGTCCATCAACTCCATCAACTCCTAGTGGAGTAAGTTTTTCAAGTCCAATTTCGGGAATATCACCAACAACACGAGACACTGAACAAGACATGAGCATAAGTGCCTCTATATTAAATAGAGGAGGGCAAACTAAATATGAGGAAGTTAGGACTGTTGTTGTTATTGACGAAGTTACAGCAGCTCAAAATACACAAAATCAAATAAAAACGGCATCACAAATATAAATTTGTAATAATTTTTCATAAATATTTGATTTTTGATTATAATTTGTTTTATATTTGTATAATTTAATTACAATTTGTAATATGAGATACATAATACCGATACATGGAGAATTAGAATTTGAGAAAAGAATAGACACTTTTACGCTCAATGACTTTTTACTTCACTTAAATAACGCAAAGGACAGCGAAGTATTACATTTAGATATTTCGAGCATTGGCGGTTATGTAGAGGTTGCAGATAAAATAATAGACTTGCTTAAAAAGAGTGGTAAAACAATTACTGCATCGAATAGCGGTCATGTCATGAGTGCTGCAAGTCTTATATTTATGAGTGCGAGTGTTCGCACATTCGACCCTACTAAAGGTGATTTTCTTATTCACAACGCATGGGTTGAGGTTCAGGGAGAGGCTTCGGAATTAGAACGACAGGCAAAGGAATTGAGAGTGATAGAAAAAAACTACGCACAAATCTATTCACAAGTTACTGGTGTAGATATTTCAATAATTCAAGAATTAATGAATCAAAATACACCCTTGACAAGTGAGCAAATAGAATCTATGAACTTTGCTCATATTTTAAAAACTGAATACAAAGCTGTTGCAAAAATTAACTTAAAATCAAATAAAATGACAGAGGAACAAATCAAAGAAAATTTTGATACGTTAGGAGATAAAATCCTAAACGGAATCAAATCACTATTCAAACCCAAAGCGTTGGTAATTGCTGATGCAAATGGAACTGAATTAACTATGCCCGATATTAACGACATTTCGGAGTTAAAAATCGGTATAGCTGCAACCGTTAACGGAGAGCCTGCAAACGGCGAATACCCACAAGCTGACGGTACTATTCTTAAATTTGAGGGCGGTGTATTAGTTGAAATCGTACCCGTTCAAAATGAAGACGTAGATGCGTTAAAGAAAGAAATCGAAGCATTGAAATCTGAAAATGAAGTATTGAAAACTCAAAATGAGCAAGTAAGTGCAAAATTAATTGAAATTGAGAAAGATGTAAAAGAATATAAAGCTTTGGCATCGAATTTCAAACCAAAACCACAAACACAAACAGACGGAAAAAAAGCAACATTCACTTATAAAAAAAAAATAAAAAATGGCATCAGCAATTGACATTAGCGGGTTGACGTTAAACCCAAAGGAATCAACAGAATTTCAGAAATTCGTTATCGAAAAAACGTTTGAAAGACCCGAATTAAAAGCACTTCACGCAGTGTATACGGGCGTAAAAATGGACGAGCAAATAGTATTAGCCTCACAATTAGGGTTAACAGGTAAAAAATCAACAGGTTGCACTCGAGTATCAAGCGGTGCAAAATCAGTATTAACACAAAAATACTGGAGCCCACAAAAAATTGAGGATTTATTTGAAATGTGTCAGGCAGAATTGAACACTAAATTCAAAGCATATTTTGACAAAATAAATTCATACAAAGAAATGTATGATATATCAGGTTCAGATGAGGAAATATTCTTATCAATACTATTTGAGGAAGCTATATATCCTACTATTTATCGTGCGTCATGGTTTGGCGATAAAGACATAGCGGCTGCAACAAGTTCAATAGGTGGATTAATTGATTCAAAAAATATTGATTTCTTCAATTATTTTGACGGAATATTTAAGCAAATTTTTTCCGGTGTTTTGAGTGGAGGTATTAAACGTGTAGAAATTTCACAAAATAATTTAAATACAATATCAGCACAAAAAAATCTTTCAGACGGGTTCGCTGTAGATTTATTTGAAGCCATGTGGGATAAAGCTGACGCGCGGTTAAAGTCAGATGCGACTTCACAATTTTATTGTTCAAATCAAATTTGGGAAAATTATAGAAAATATTTGCAATCAAAAGGCGAAAACTTTACTATTCAATACACTCAAGAAGGGGTTAATCAAATAAATTGGAACGGTAAAAAAGTTATAAACATGAATACGATATGGGATGTCACATCTCAATCATACATGACTAACAACACTACCGATAATGCTTATTTACTTCCAAATATTTGTATTTTATCAACTCCGTCAAATTTGCCTATTGCAACTTTGAACGAAGATGATTTCAATACTCTTGAAATTGGATACGAACAAAAACCAAGAAACGCTTGGTTTGCATATGGGTTCACGCTTGACGCAAAAGTAGTTGAGGATTACATGGTAGTTGCAGCATACTAAAATAAACGGGGGTGTAATAGCCCCCTATTTTTAACTTTAAAAAATAAACACATGAAAAAAATATTTGGATTAATAGCAATTTTGTTAGTAGCTTCATTAAGTTACGGACAAACAGTAGTAAATAACTCTGCAAAC